ATGATCCGAAAGCTATACAAATACACCGGCAGCATTTCCAGCTTCAGCTACCGCCGCAACAGCCCCGAAGCCGTCCCTTCCGTCGATATGATCTTGTATGACATCAACGACGACGACAAAGCCCCCATCCGTATTTCCGCCGCTGGCGGCCTGGCCGACTACATCAACGCGATTGAGTGGACCGACGCCGAAGAACGCTACCTTGCTTCCGACTGGTATTTCGATCATCTTCTTTACCTGCACCGCATCGAGGTCCCCAGCACGGAACCCGGCAAGCCCGCCAAGATCATCGCCCAGCATGAAGCCATCGACCGGGAAGCAAGCATTTTCGGCCCGGCGGAGTACATCGAGACCAGCAAGCCGGAACCCATGGACGGCGAGCAGCGCCGCGCATGGTACGTCTACAACGCCGAGGACGAATACCGCTACATCCCGCCCCGCTCCAACGCAAAACCCGCCGACGAATGACCCCCCAGCCGCCGGACACCTTGGACGGGCCGCACCGAACAAAGCGACCCGACCCCACGCACAAAACCAAATCACAAATCAGGAGGAACACAACATGAAAACCGCCGGATATTGGGCTTGCAGAAATGAGATCATCGCCGCCCACCTCGCCGCCCCACACAGATACGAACCGTTTACGGAGCTTTTCGACGTGGCCCAGCTCGACGCCATCCGCGACAAATACGGCGTTGACCTTTACCGTGAATGCTGCGCAGACGCAGGCCGCGAGATCATGGCAGTGGCCGACATCGTAACATACTTGCGGATGCTGGGCGTAGAGTGCAAGCCGATCTTCACCCCGGACGACTGCCACGTGAACTATATCGCCGTGTTTTCCCTTGGCAACACAACCGCCCAGCGCATCAACGAGATCGCCCGCAAGGCTGATCTTTGCGTCCTGTTCCAGTGTCCCACCCACTAACCAAAACCACAAAATGGAGGTATAAACCATGAAAGCACTTGAACGCAAGATTAACGGCACCTTTGCCCCCGTCCCCGGCGGCTACGCCCGCCAAATCGACCCGCAGACAACGCTTTTCGTCCCGGACTTCTCCGCCAGCCGCTACGACCCCGAAACCGGCGAGCTGTTCGGCTACGCCCCGGACTACGCCGCATTAGAGGCAGAAAAGGCCCCCGCCGTGCAGGCCGACAGGCCCGGCGAATACGTCTACTGCTACGAAATGCAGCAGGCCCCCACCGGCTGCGACTTCGCCGCCGATCTTTCCTACTACGGCAAGCATTATTTTCTCCGCCCTCTCCGCGACGGTCTCCCGCAGCTCCACGGGCGCGGCATCAGCTACGACGAGCAACGCAACACCTACACCGTCACCACCCGCGCCTATGACAAGCTGAAAGAGCAATACCGCATCCGTTACGAAACCTGTCTTGACTGACCACAAAACCGGACACCTTGGAGCCGCCGCACCGGACAAAGCGACGGCACCCCATAAGCGAAACCCCAAAACACAAAACGGAGGTACACACCATGTACGAACAGACAAGCATGATCGCCCCGCCGCAGGCCGAAGCAAAGCCCGCCGCCCGCTATTATGAGATCAACGAGGACACCGCCCGCAACGCTCACTACTGCGTCCACATGAGCGACTACCGGCCCGGCAGCGCCACCAACGGCTACCGCGCCGCCGTGGACAAGGCCGCCGCGCTGGTGGAGGCACGGAAAGCCAAGGTCAGCCCCTACTACCACGACAAGCTCGACGCGCTGCTTGACCGCTACGCCCGCCGCCTTGCTCAATGGACGAACGACTACAACCGCAATCAGGCCAGCTATCCCAGCCAGTTTATCTCCGGGGCGGGCAACTACAACATGAAAAAGCACAACCGCCAGATGGCACGGGAGGGCGACCTCTGGAAAGAGTACGACGAGATCAAGGCCATCTTGAACAAGATCGAGGCCGTCGGCACCGGCGCGGTAGACCTCTCCGACCCCCACGCCCGCGAAATGCTCACTGACCAGCTCCAAAAGCTGCAAGCCCAGCTTGACCGCAACAAGGCCCTGAATGCCTATTACCGCAAGCACAAATCCTTTGTCGGCTTTCCCGGTCTGACCGCCGAGGCCGCCGCCAAGCTCACCGCCGACTTTGCCGACACCTGCCAGCGCTGCCCGTGGATTGATAAGCCTTGCCCCGACTACGAATTGACCAGCCTGCGCGGCAAGATCAAGCGCACACAAGCCCGCCTCGACGAGCTGGACAAGCGCACGGAGCAGGCCCAGCAGCCCGCCGACGGCGCAAAGTTCCCCGGCGGCGAGATCGTCCGCAACATCGAGGCCGACCGCCTCCAGATACTCTTTGACGAGAAGCCCGACGAGGAGACCCGCGCCGCGCTGAAACAAAACGGCTTCCGCTGGTCTCCCCGGTATGGCGCATGGCAGCGCCAGTTGACCCAAAACGCCGAGATCGCCGCCCGCCGCGCCCTCGGCCTGACGTAATAACAAAACCGCCCAGCAAGTTACCAGCAAGTTAAGCGCCCGCCCCGGAGGTCACGAGGGCAGAAAGGACACCGCTATGGCCACGACCGCAGCCCCCACAAGATACACGCTCAACCACGATGGAACGCTGGAAAAATGGTACTTGGAACACGACTGCGGCGAAATCGTCTATCTCCGCAAGACCTCGCGCCCCAAGTGGAACTGTTGCATGAAAGAGTTTCCCGCCGCCGAAGTATTCCCCGACTACAAAACCGCCCGTGCGGCGCTTAAAGCCCGCGCCTCCGCCAAAATTGCCCCGTAGACTTTTACACGCCCGCGTGTTATAATGCGACAAAACAAAACCGAACAGGGAGGCAGACCATGAACGAAGTCCCCGAAGTGTTCCCCGCGTACCGCCTTGTGGCCGAATTTGCCGACGGCCAGCGCCTCACCTTTGACGGCCTCACCGAGCAGCAGGCGCAAGGCCGCATGGAGGCGGCGCAGGCACAACACGGCGATATATGCTGGTATGACGGCGTGACCGATCAGCACTACGAAAACGGAAAATATTATAAGCTCGCCCCGCAGCCGCCGGAGATCATCGTGATCGACCTGACAGACTGCCCGGACGAGCCGGAAAAGGAGGATTGACCATGCCCATACCCGAAAGCAAGCGCCGCAACAACGATATTTACAACGCCAAATGCGACCGCATCAGCGCCCGCCCCATCAAGCCCATCGGCAACGCCATCCGCGCCGCTGCCAAGGCCGCCGGGCAGAGCGTACAGGCGTATGTGCTGCAAGCCTGCGAAGAACGCATGAAGCGCGAGGGACGCCCGCTGGAGCTTGACAGCCCCGCCGACGAATAACACAAATCCGACTTGCTATCGTGCAGAACAAAACCCCGGCAGACCGCACCAAAACGGCCCGCCGGGGCATTTTTATCTTCTCTTGCTGCTGTACAGGTATCTGCACCGCCGCCGGAGCGCTTTTCGCCTCGCTCTCCGCACAAAAATCCGCCTCATGCCCTCCACCAGCTTATCCACAAAATCCACGGTCTTTTCCTCCCATTCGCAAATTGTTTTTCCAGCGCCGCCCCGACGATCACGGAAACCCTTTCGCGCCACGCGCGAAGTCTTGAAAAACTTGTTCCTATAAGGCCGGTTTTCCTGTTCCGCCGCCGCTGTGTTCCGGTGCAAGATCAGTCGGCAAAACAGCCCTTGCTCAGCCCCGCCGGACAGTCCAAAATTTTTTGCCGCTTATTATGTACGCGCGCGCGACGCGCGACGGGCCAGCGCCTCCGCTTCCGGCAGCTCCTCCAGTACCTCGCCCAGCCGCTCCATGGCCCTTGTGTGCCAGTCGCGGGCCGTACTGTCCGCCGTCCCAAGTCTCGCGCTGATCTTCGCCCAACTGTACCCACGCACATAGCGCATCACAATGACCTCTTTGTACTTACCGTTCAGCGCGTCCAGACAGGCGCGAATACAGGCTTCATCCCCGGACAAAACCCGCTCCGTCTCCGCGATCTCCGCCAGCCGCTCGCTCACGCCGTTTTCCAGCGCCCGCAGCCCGCTTTCCTCCGTCGGCTTTCCCGGCGACGAGCCGCGCGGCATTCCGTCACACGCCAGCCCCCGCAGTCCGTAATAATTGCCCTCCAATTCCGCCCGCTCCTGCCGCAGCAGGCGCAGCATCCCCGGAATTGCCTTGTAGTACAGGGCTATGTGCTTCACGCTGCCATACCGCATCCGTCGCCTCCTGTTCTTGGCTCCGCGCCAAATCTCCTTGCCTGTGGTGTCAATCCAGCGTTTTCCCGAAGATCGGCTCTTTCGCGTCGCTCTCGTCCACATCCACCGGCTCGCCGAGAATATCCGTCATACGCCGGGCCAGCATATTGTAGCCGAACCAGTCCCCACCCTCGGCCCACTCGTTAAACTGCCGGAATACGTCCTCCGTGGCGCGGACGGTCTCATTCAGCCGCTCCAAGCCAAAACCGAGGGCCTGACGCGCCCCCAGCGCATAGCATTTCACTACGATCTCCGCCGCTTCCCGCCGTTCGCCCAGCAAGGCCCAATCCCGGTTGCTTTTCGGCGCTTTTGATGCTGGCAGTACAAAACGCTCCGTCAGCAGGCCCTCCAGCTCCTCGTTCAGCTTCTTTTTCGCCCGCTCCATGCCCACGCCGCGCTTGTTGACAGCAAACCGCTCTAACGCGCCGTTTGCGGCGGTGATCACGCGGTCAAGCCGGTCTTTCCCGATGTCGTAGCGGTCATGCAGCGCAACCATGAAGCACAAAGAGATCACATGGCCCGCCGCCTCCCGGTTTTTCTCCACCCGCTCGCTCTCCGGCGTTTTCCCACGCAGATAGCGCGTCTGCGCCTGACGGGCCGCGTTGGTGCCAAAATGCGCCGGGATATGCTTATTTCTCCTCATGCTCCGCCTCCAGTTTCCCGCAGAACCGCCCGCACATGGGGCAGAACTCCGCGCACAGCACATTCAGCCCGCCGCCCCGCGCTGTGCTGTCCATCACAAGGCGTGGCCTGCCATCCTCGCCGTATTCCAGCCAGAACGCCGTGCCGTCCACAGTCTCCAGCTTTTGGTGCCGCTGGCACAGGCCGCACACGGGCATTTCCTCCCGTTTCTGCTCCCTGTCCTCGAACCACGCCAGCTTTGCAAGGGCCACCTCGTAGCCCCTGCTGGAATACACGCGCCCGTCGTTGTCGTAGTGCGTCAGCCGTTTTTCCCACATGATGATACCTCCTCCGCCAGCTCCCGCCAGCGTTTGATTTCTTCCTTGCTGTCCGCCGTGATGATCTCTGTGAATTTCCAGCCCGCCGGACGGGCAATCAGCTCCAGAAACACCCGCCGCCGCACAGGATAATCCCGCTGCATCCGCCGGACAAACTTGCTCTTGACCTCCACGATCTCCACCGTGCCGTCGGCATATGTCAGCCGGAAATCCGCCGTGTACTGAACGCTCCGCAGCTTCACGCCGTTGTATTCTCCCGCCGGGAACAGCAGAAAGCATGGGTGCGCTTCCCACTTCACGATCTCTCCGCGTCCGACCTTTGGCGCAACGGTGCCGACATAGTATTCATACTCGCCCCGGCTGTCAAATTTCAGCCCGGACATGGCAGCGGCACGGGCCGCCGCCGTCACGGTGTCGCCCCGCTTTTTCCCTCGCCCGGCAAGCTGTGCCTCTGCCTGCGCCCGGTAACGCGGCGGCAGATCGGATAGCTCCAGCCGGTACGCCATTCACAGTCCCTCTTCGTGCTTTTCTCTCTGCGTCGCTATCATGTCCGCGTAATGCAGCTCCAGCACAAGCGGCGTTCTTTCCATGGCAGCATTCAGCGCCCGGCTCCCTCCACGGAAAGCATCGTCATACGCGCCCATGTGCCAGCGGATGGCAAGGACCTCGTCGTCTGTCAGCTCCATGTGCTTCATCACGAGATAGACAGACTTCTCCCCGTGTCCCATGGGCATCTGATCTTTCACGGTGTAGTCGGGATATTCCCCGGCATAGTAGTTCGCCTTGCACACGTCATGCAGCAGCGCCACGATGGCCTGCGTCTGCGGCGAATACAGACCGCGCAGATTGAAATTCCCCAGTAGGGCATAATACACATTCAGGCTGTGCTTCACCAGCCCGCCCGGATAGGCCCCGTGAAACCGTGTGCTGGCCGGAGCCGTGAAGAAGTCTGTGCTTTTCAGCCACTCCAGCAGCTTGTCCGCACCCGGTCTCGTCACCTGTGACAGAAAAATTTGCTCGAAACGTTCGGCATCGTTCATTCTCATTTCCTCCTTGGCCGATATATATTTCCTCGCCCGTGCCAACACTCGGCGCGGCGCAAGATCACAACGGTATGCCGCTGCCCGGCGTTGCTCACCTTGGTTTCCACGCGGTTGAGCGTGTATCCGGGGTATTTCTGCTCCCAAAACGCAGCGTCGTCTATGTACACGGTGCTGGCCTCCTCCAGTTTTTTGCGGCTCCACTTGGTATCGTTGGGCGGCGGTGTCTTGGGCTTTTCCAGTCCACGGCTCTGCCGCCAGCTTCGGGCGCACCGTTTGTTCTTGTTGATATATTTTACAAGGCCCTCCACGCTTCCGTGGTCAACCGTGAGATATTCCCCTCGTGTTAGGCCAATGCTGTTTCCGTTCTTATCGCTCCACAGCTCCTCCAGCACGTCACGGGTCAGTCCCTCTGTGTGCTGGATGATCGCGTGGTGATGATGGCGACCACAGATCGTCCCGTCTGCCATCACCGTCGTGTATTCCGTGGCGGCTACCCACTTTGGGCGCTCCACGCCGTTCTTATCGCACCAGCGATACACCCGCTTGATGTAATTCGTCCAGTCCATATCCGCCCGCTTGGTGTCTCCCGGCGCTGGCAGATGTTCGTCGTCATAGGTTCCCGTCCACGAGAAGTCGCCCTTTCCGAAGTTGGCGTTTACAAGCTGCACATGGTATCTCTTGGAGCGGTTGTCGTTGTAGGTCTGCTGGGCGAGGGTACAGGCTTCTTTCTTCTTTGCTCTCCGGCTCGCTTTGTGCTGCTTTGGTGTCACGGGGTACAGATCGACCTCCATGTACCCCGCCGTGGCGTAGTCTTTGCCGCAGATATGCTTTTGTTCCCGATAATACAGGCTCATGCGGCCACGCCTCCCTCGTTTTTGCGTGTATGCGCCGTCACCGGCTTGCATACGGGCCATTTCAACAGTCGTATGCCGTCAGGCACATCCCTGTTTCATGGCTTGTCCCTTAACTTACTGCTGGTATACCAGCCCATTGCGGCCCCTCGGCCGCAACAGAAATTCTCTCCGGCACCGCCGGAAACAGGTCTCGCTTCAACCGGCAAGGCCGCGCCGCTCTCACGGCGCGACCGCATCCGGTCGTCAGATTGTCGTTGTCTCCGTCAAGATCGGTGCGAGCATCTTTTCTCTCGCCGCCTCGTAGAAACTCTTGTCCACCTCGAACCCGTAGGCGCTGCGCCCCAGCTCGTAGGCGGCGCGTAATGTGGTGCCGCTCCCGGCCACCGGGTCGATCACCACGTCGCCGGGGTCTGTGAACACTTCGATCAGGCGTTTCAACACGCCCACCGGCTTTTGCGTGGGATGTATCTTCGGGTACTCCTTTCGGCTGTCCCGCTCCCAGCGGAACCAGTCAAAAACCATGTGCTTTCCGCCGTCCTCGCCGACGTTGCGGAACTTCGGCAGCTTGTCCCGGTAGAGGACGACCGCAAATTCCGTCGCGCCCACGATCTTCATGTTGGCTTTTAACACCTGCGCGGAATAGTTCTTGCAGAAAAATAGCGGATAGCTTTTTGCAAATCCGTACCGCTTTCCGTACTCGATCACGGTCTGCATCTGCTCAAAGGCACAGAACACGATCATGGCCGGGGCCTGTCCCTTTTCCTTTGGCTCTTTCTTCAACAGCCTGTTGCAGAAGTGCATATACTCTGCGATCTTGAACGTACCGTCCGTGTGGAAAAAGCTCTGCTTTGCCAGCTTGCTTTCCCCGTTCTTGTTGTCGCCGCCCTGATACCACATGGGATTGCTGGCATAGGCATCCGCGCCGATGTTGTATGGGATGTCCGCGATTACAAGCTGGGCTTTCGGCACATTGTACCGCTTGAAATTCTGGAAATTATCGTGGTATAGCTCACATTTCATATCGTTTTCTCCCTGCGCCGCCGCATCCGGTAGCACAGCTTCCCGCACCTGCGGCAGACGATGTAATTTGTGTGATACTTCCCGCCGTGCCGGTCGCTCCGGCGGCGTGTGACCTCTATGTATTCCGTCTTGCACGGGCTGTGCAGTCCCAAGCGGCAAAGCAGCGGCTTCATCGTCCGTCACCTCTGATTTTCCGCTCAAACTGCTCAATTTCTCTCACGAGCAGCAAGCAGAGCCACGCCAGCACAACACCGTCAACCCTGCTTTCATGCACGATGCCCTCAAAGACGCATTCCGCGCCAATCCAGCACAGGTCGAGCATCACATACAGGAACAGAAACAGCAGCCCCTTTGCCGCCGCGTTCAGAATACGCTCTGTTGTTCTCCCGCTCATTCCGTCTCCTCGCTTTCCAGATGCAGCAGTTGTTGGAGCTGCTTCCAGATGCGCAGCGTCCGCTTATCCGTCTTATTGATACACGCCTCGATCAACCGCAGGCGATGCAAGATGTCCTCCGCATCCTGTCGTTTCCCTCTCTCGATCTGCCGTGCGAGCTTCGTATAAGCGGCTTTTCGCGCCTCCTCTGTTCTGTACCACACGCCCAGCTCTTTCCCGCCGGACAGGCCCAAGAACAGCCCATATTGCGCATCCCCGCCGCCTCTCCTCGTTTCGATGTACGCAACCTGATCGGGTGGCACAAGATAGTAGCCCTCGAAGTCGATCATTCCGCACCATCCTTTCTCTGCCCGCCGGAGCAGAAATAATCATCCTCCACCGGGATGCATCCGCAAAAGCACCCCATCGGCTCCTTGCAATACCGTTTTCCAAACTCTGTTACGTCGCTTTTCTCGCAGTCCTTGCACCGCGTTACCGTGTCCACGTCCGCGGGGCGGGTATCGGCAATCGTGCGCCTTGCATCCTCTATCGTCGCGCACGGGTTGCCGATCTCTAACACCGTCAGCCGTGCGATTGCCACGCTCTTTGCTATGTATTCAGGCGTTGTCTGCCTCCGCGCTTTCCCGCAGCCATTCCAAACTGCATTCAATACAGCTTTTTCCACCTACACCGACGCAGGTGGTGCCGTCTCCATTAACCGGACACATGATGATTGCGGCCAATTCTTCATCACTCATTTCCCTGATCTTGTCCGCGTTGGTAAAGACCACATCGGGACACTCCTGCTTTCTCGCGTTCCGGCAGGCTTTGCCGCCGTAGTCCAGCAGGCAGCCCGGCACCCTGCATCGATCACACACTTTCATTCTGCTTCTCCTTTCAGAAACACCATCTTTTTCCCGACGTACTCGCACCAGTGCTTTTCAAGCTGCGCACCGGGGCTGTCCTCCCAATCCGGCAAGAACGCCGCCGTGTCTGCGCTCTCTAACATGGCAAAGCAGATGCGCATATAGTCCGCCTTTTTCAGCCCCTCCGGCGTGACCGCCGGAGAAATCACCGTCACACCGGCCCGCTCCTCCAGCTTCTTCGCCGCCGCCGCGAATTTTTCCCTGTAGTTCGGGTCTCCCGTGATCTTTCCGGCCAGATACACTTTCATTCCTGCTCGCCTCCCAACTCCTCCATCTGCTTCCGCTTCCAGTTCGCAACGTACTGCTTCACGCTCCCGTCAAAGCCTGTGCATAGAAATACATCATGCACCGCTTTTCCCTCACGGGCGCAGTCAGAGCAGTTTAAGCCGTTGTTGCACGGCGTTTCGCAGAACTGACACATACAGTTGTCATTGTCGAACGGACACGGATTGACCACTTCCACGATGATCTCCCGCCCGCAGCCGGGGCAGAAGTGCCAGCCGTTTTCCGTTGGCCCGTCCGCCTCGAAATTCTCGATGTACCCACACGCCCGGCACCGCCAAGCGTCATGCTCCCGGTCTACGCACTCATATACCGCGCTTTTCTCGCTCATGGTTTATCCCTCCAGAATTTTCTTTACGGCGCGGAGCTGTTCGAGGGTATAGCGGCCTATTTTGTCCCAGCCAGCGGCAACCCGCACCCACTCTTTCAGTTCCTCACGTTCTTGGTACTCGCGTACAGCGGCCTCCGACGGAAACAAGAGACGCGGTGAGCCATACTCTGTTTCCTCAATGAGATACGGCATATCCCTGTTGTGCGCTTCCCGAAACCGTTCTCCCCATCTTCCGCTGATGGTTACATACTTTCGGCCCACCTTTGCGACCTCCGCTTTTACTGCGGAGAATATATCTCTTGGCCGCCGTGCGTCTCCAACGATGTACACGGTCTGCCTCGGCTTAAAAGACTTAATATCCATGGCATACCCTCATACGTTCACATATCGGTTTTGGCAGTTCACATTGTTGCAGAAGCGCTCGCGTCCGATCTCCCGCAGGCGATGCCCACAATACTGGCAATAGTCGCCCTGCTGTCGCCGTGGTTCTTCCTCTGCGTGTGTCCCGCAGTATCTCATGCGGTTCATCAGACACATCACGGAGCCGGGCTGCACCACCGCCGCGCAAACACTTTTCGCTTTGCAGTTGTAGCAATCCATCACTCCACCTCCTCTATTCTTCTGGCGGCCATTTCTACATACGAGGGATTGATCTCACATCCCACAAAACCGCGCCCCATGCGTTTGGCTACCACGCCTGCTGTGCCGCTGCCCGCAAATGGGTCAAGTACAACGCCGCCCTCTGGGCAACCCGCTAAAATACACGGCTCGATCAGCTTTTCCGGGAATGTGGCGAAGTGTGCGCCGCGAAATCCGTTTGTGCTTACGCTCCAGACGCTCCGCTTGTTCCTGCGTCCCGTCTTGTTTTTACTGTTCCCGTGGCTCTCACGCTCCACCTGTGCGCTGTTGTCGTGAGATCGACCGCCGGTATAGGCTCCGCCGCCGCGAAACGTCCTTGCGTTTCCTTTGGCCGATGTGACTGGTTCGCTGATTGCCGCCGCGTTGAAATAATAGTGCGCTGACTTTGACAGCAGGAAGATGTACTCATGTGACCTCGTGCATCGGTCATTTACGCTCTCCGGCATACAGTTCGGCTTCTGCCAAATGATGTCTTGCCGCAAATACCAACCGTCTGCGCGGAGGGCAAATGCCAACTGCCAAGGTATGCCGATCAGGTCTTTTTTCTTGTACCCCTGCGGTACGCGCTTTGCTGTGTGTCCGCAGGAATTGCGGGTGTTCGTCGGCGGCTGGTTCCCCGAATTGGTAGCATAGCTATCGCCCACGTTCACCCACAGAGTTCCGTCCGGCCGCAGTACCCGTCGAACCTCACGAAAAACTGTGACCAGCGCCTGCAGGTATTCCTCCACGCTGGCCTCGTTCCCGATCTGCCCCTCCACTCCATAATCTCGTAAATTATAGTAGGGCGGGGAGGTCACGCAGGTATGTACGCTTTCTGGCGGTAGCGTCCGCATCAGCTCCAGCGCGTCGCCTTGCAGTATGTTGCAATCCATTCCCCCGCCACCTCCTTAACCGTCATAGCACCCGCACGGAGCGCCGCAGATACACCCGCCGGGGCTGTCCGGGAACAACTGGTCAAAGGTCAACTGTGCCTCCTCGAACTCTTTGTTTGCCATAAACTCGTTGTAGTAGCTCTCCCATGACCAGTTGCGCCCAAGACCTTTTACGTTCACATTTGTCTCGGCGCTCCCGTGTTCCAGCGCGATAGCCCGCTCAAAGAGATCAGGGTAGTTCTCCCACAGTGCTTGTATTTCTTTCTTCTTCATGGATGGGCAGAAAAAGCATGAACTTTTCCCCGGTCTCGGCAGTCCGGCCCGCTCGATCACGTGCACACATTCCTCGCGCGTCCAACCCCATTCGTAAAGCGGATAATGTTTTTCGTACTTTTTGTCCGCTTCGTCGATTGGTGCGGCGTGTTGGATGCGCCGCGTCTCCCCGGCATCGTAGCCGATATATTTGTGGACGCGCTGGCCGCTGGCCCACACCTCTTTGCACGGTTGATAGTTGTTGCAGAACTTCTCCTGCGTCCTGATCTTGTGCTTTAGAGAACAACGCTTGAAACCGTATGCGATAGATGGAAGCGTCCCGCTGTTGATGCATTCCTGCTCCAGCGTCAATCGGTTCCCGTCCTTGTCGTGGTACTCCACGGAGATGATCTTTGGGATGCCATGCTTCACCAGCCACTCATTGAACGTCTCCATGAACTCGTAGGTGTGCGGCTGCTCGCCTCCTGTGTCCGCAAACAAAATCAGATCAATAGGGATTTTGTGCAGATACATCCCGATAATCATGGCGGTGCTGTTTGTCCCGCCGCCAAAGGAAACAATATTCATTCCGCTTCCTCCCCGGCATCGCCGCCCCACTCAATCGCCTGTCCGCATTGCCCGCAGAAGCGGCAGCGGTTCCCGTCCTCGTTGTGCAGGTATTCGCCGCTCCCGCAGGACGGGCAGGCCAGTACGCCCGCGTCCCCGTCAGGGTATGGGCTTTCCGGCACACGCCGCCGCAGCGCCTCCACGCCCATCCGGCAAGCCTCGTTCACCGGTTCAAGGCTTTCATACGCCTCCCGGTGTTCCGGGTCTAAAATCTCAATGGCCCGTTCATTCTCCATCTTCCACACCCTCCATGCCGATCTGCCCCGCATCCTCCGCGTCGTCCTCGGCCTCCTCGATAACCGCCTCCCGGCGTTCCTTATCCTTATAGAACTGCTCCATGCAGAGCGCCTGAAATTCCGCAAGGTCGTTGATGTATTCCTCTTTCAGAATGTTCATGGGCATGATGGCTGCCAGTACATCCATGCCGTCATGCACCACAAGATACCGCTGTCCCGTCTGGGTCTGTCGCGCCGTGTAATAGATGTATTCGCTTTTCTTGATCTCCTCCGCAAGCGGCGCAAGATACGCCTCGTTGTAGAAGATCAGCTCGCCATCCACCTTGCAGCGGCAGGCGGAACACCATAGCCCGTTGGGAGCCGCCGCCACTTTCAGTTTTTCCGTGTCCTGCTCGCCCTGCGCATACGGTGCAAGGTTCAGCCCCAGCACATTGTTGATACTCTCCGGCCAGTCCTCGGTCAGATACACTTTTTTCCATGCGTCCGCCGTCATGTCCAACACCGTTCGCACCTGCTCGCTGCCCTCCATGTCCGGCAGCTCCGTCGCCCGGTAGATCGCCGTGCCGGTAGAAAGCCAAATACCGCTGCCCGCCACATGGAGTACGGCGCACCGGCCTCCGTTCTTGACCAAGTTCGCAAATTTCGATAGCTTCATTCCCGCCGCCTCCTTTACCCGAACAGATACAGAATGCAGAATTTCAGCAGGGCAGGCCCGGCCAGTGCCAGCGCCAGCCCCCAAATCACCATCAGCGCAAGCAGCAGCACCGCGCCCAAGCCATACAGAATATCTTTCATCGCTTTCCACCTCTCACGCCTATGGTCACATAGGCGGTGCCTTTCCCGTTCAGCTCCATATCCACAGGTGCCTTGCAGTCCAAGCAGCTATGGGTGATGGTCTCCGTCTCTGCGTTGGTCTTGTAGCGGAACGACTTACCGCATTTACAGTGCATGAACATGGGGCGCAGGCCCTCCAGCGGCGTTTCGTGTCCGCACTCCTGACACCGGAAACTGTACGTTTCCCGCTTCGCGCAGAACGCCTTGACCTTTCCGCACTCCTCGCACACCACCAGCAGAAAGCCCTTGTACGGCCCCTGCGTTTTGTCCTCCTCTGCTGCTGTGGCCCAGCTCTCCCGCTCGCCGAACATTCGCTCCACGCGGCTGTTCCGCTCCGGCTTGTTCCGTTCCGCCGTGCCGCCGGTATGTACCTGCTCGCCGGTGCTGCCAAAGCCGCCGCGATCACGGTTGCCCAAGCTCTCCACCTGCACAAACTCCATGTCCGGTGCTTTCTCCACAAGGCGGAACTGGCAGATGCGCGTTCCTTTCGGAATGTGCGTTCCCTCTTTCCGCAGGCACAGCGCCGGATAGCCCCACACATCGCCGTCGCCGCAGTAGTCGTTCTCGATCACGCCCATGCTGTTCGCCAGCAGGATACCCCACTTGCCAAAGGTCGAGGAACGGGGAACAACGTGCGCATAGTAACCCGCCGGTATCTCAATGGAAACACCCAAGGAAATGATCTTGTACTCCAGAAAGTCCAGCGTGACATCCTCTGCTGTGCAAAGGTCTATCCATTCGCCGTGAACCTCCGGCAAGGCGTTTCCATGGGTGTTGATTTTCACTTTCATATTCAGTTCCTCCCGCAAAATTCTTTTGGCATAACCACCGCCGTGCCGGGCGGCACGGCCCAGACCTCCGCATCCCGGATGTCTGTCCATTCACAGCCCCAGTATTCCGCCGCGTTCAGTAGTGCGGCATAGTTCGACCGGTGCGGCACCACCACGGCCCCGTACTTCGGATGAACTACCCGCGCCCGGCCTCTGACCCGCCAGCGTTCCTCACGCGCCCGCCGGACGCTTTGCTGATAGCTGTCCCGGTCAAAATACATCTTCGTCCCGCTCCCGCCGCAGCCATTCCGCGTCCTTTTCCTGTCCGTAGAACGCATGACCCAGCCATCCGCCCAACAGCATCATGCCGAGACCAGCAAAGCCGCCGAGGAAGATCACCGTCAAATCCTCCGCGCCGCCTATTACCATCAAAAGCAGGAAGCCAAGCAGCATCATGGCCGCGCCGATGTTCTCCCGCACACGCGCCAGCTTCCGCCGCCGCGCTTCCGTCCGGCTCCGCCGGTAACGTCGCTCGGCCATTAGGCCGCCGCGCTTCATTTCACAGTATGCCGTCCTCAT